GCACAATTCATTCTTGCGGCATTTCGCGTCATTACCAACGTGCTGAAGCATGCTGGTCATGGCGCAGACGAGTTGCAGATTGTTGAGTGCATTGCGCATGATGTCGCATTTCCAGTTGTCTCGCTCAAAGGAGACGTAGTGGAGTTTTTTGGCTCTAACCCTTCTGGACAGCCTTTGACAGTGGTCATCAATTCACTGGTCAACAGCCTGTACATGCGGTACGCGTACTGTGGTGTGCGTAGCGATGGACGTGATGACTGTGGGGATTTCAAAGCCAATGTGGCTCTCATGACATACGGGGATGACAACATCCTTGGTGTGTCACATGTAGCCCCTTGGTTTAACCACACAGCCATCCAGAAGGAACTGGCAACCATTGGTGTTGAGTACACCATGGCCGACAAGCAGGCAGAGTCTGTTCCATACATCTCCATTGCTCAATGCTCCTTTTTGAAGCGAGCATGGAGATGGGAGCCTACTCTCAACGCTTTTGCGGCCCCATTGGAGGAGGACTCACTTTTGAAGTCGTTGACTGTCTGGGTGCCGTCGCGCACCATTGACAAATACGCACAGATGGTCGCTGTCATCTCGGCGGCCAACAGTGAGTACTTCTTCCACGGACGTGAGCTCTTTGAAGAGCGACGTTCATTCTTCCAACGGGTTCTTTCAGAGCAACCCTACTCACTATACGTGGGGGATTCGACTCTGCCTGATTGGGATACCCTCGATAAGAGGTTCCGGCAGGCGTCACAGGAATTTAAATCTGTCCCGATCCCGGGAGTGGGCATTGGCATGTCCATCTCCTTGAAAGATTAGTCAGGCAACAACACAGAAAAGAAAGAAACAAGTGTTGAGACAGTCACCAGAAGTACTGTCCCTGCATATACGTATCAGAGCACGTATATGCAGAGTAATAAGACTCTCTTTCAGTTGCAGTCGGAGGAAATAGATCCTAGCGATACTCTTACCCCGACTACATCCTTGGAAACCACTAGTCAGACCGTCACTTTCGTTGACAATGCCGAAGGTGAGGTTGTCATGGCTGGTTCTGCGGTCAATGCTGTGGCCAAGGTTGATGGCACGAACGACCTACAATTAGGATCGTACTTGTCACGACCAACGCAACTAGCAACGTACCCATGGACCACCGCGAATGCGGTAGGACTTTTGGGATCCTTGGACCCTTGGAACTTGTTCCTATCGAATGCCAGCATTAGACGCAAAATTGACAACTTTGCGTTTATTCGTGGTAAGTTACACATCAAGGTTCTCGTCAACGGTACGCCGTTTCAGGCGGGACTCCTTCGTGCGTGTTACGAGCCATTGCATGGCTTCTCAGGAGCAGGCATCCGGAATCCCCAATCAGGTTCGTTGGAACCTACTTTGGTTCCGTACTCGCAGATGCCGGGTTTCTTCATCACACCAGCAGCCAATGCTGGTGGTCAGATGGAATTACCCTTCTTCTACCACAAGAACTGGCTTGATTTGACCTCGGCAGCCGACGTTGCAGCATTTGGACGCATGTATTTGCAGATTTATGCTCCGTTGATTGTCGCGGTCACTGGTGGCACCACTGGTGTCACAGTTCAAGTCTTTGGATGGATGACGGATGTCGAATTGATGTGTTCCACATCAAAATTGGCACTTCAAGGTGACGAATATGACGAACAATTGGGCGTCATTTCGAAACCAGCGAGTGCCATTGCCAATGTCGCTTCTTACTTAACAAAAGTGCCCTTCATTGGGCCCTTCGCCCGCGCCACCACGATTGGTGCGCGCGCCGTAGGGAGCATAGCGAAAATCTTTGGCTTCACCAACGTTCCAGTCATCGCTGACGTTCATGGTATGATGCCGATGAACGCACCCATGCTGGCCTCTGGTCACATTGGTACAGCTGTACAGAAGTTTAGCCTGGACCCGAAGCAGGAGCTTTCAATAGATCCTACGCTTCATGGTTTGCATCCTAAGGACGAACTTTCCCTTCCTTATTTGAAGGCAAAGGAATCGTACCTGGGTGCAGCTACATGGTCCACAGCGACTACCGTAGACTCACTTTTGTGGTGTGCTCGCGTTAGTCCAGCGCTTTACCAACGTACAGACGTCAACAATGCGTCCATTGTGGCCGTGGGACAGCGAGTGTATCACACTCCGCTTTCCTACATTTCCCACATGTTCTACAATTGGCGTGGCTCTCTTGTTTTTCGGATCAAAATTGTAGCCACCAAGTTCCACAAGGGCCGATTGAAGATTTCGTATGATCCCGTTGGTGACATCACGTCGACGAACCCTGATGTCAACACGGTCTACACGAAAATTGTGGACATAGGTGAAGAAGATGACATTGAAATCGAGGTCCCGTATCACCAGTCATATCCATGGCTGGGAATTGATAAGGGACTCGGTGACAATTGGAACACCACGGGCACGTTGCCCCCACGCGAACGTCTTGACAATGGTGTCTTGACGATTCGCGTTTTGACGGCACTTACTGCTCCTACCACTGGTTCGATTCGAATTCTCACATTCCTCAAGGGTGGTGATGATTTCGAATTCGCGAATCCAGCTGATCATATCGGTGGTGAGAGCAACAACAGGGTGCCGTCATTCTTCGAGTTGCAAGCCGAAGACCTTACAAGTATTGCGCCAAATCGGCACGTGCTTGGGTCTAGTGCTGTGCCACACCCTGACCGTTACTCGCAGAATTTTGGCGAAGCAATCAATTCACTTCGGTGTTTGTTACATCGCTACATGACGCAGGACACGGTATGGGTCAATGCACCAGCAACCGATACCTACACTATTTACGGCAAAATCCTACGTATCATGCCCTACTCACCAGGGTTTGATCCGGCATGGAATGCCGCGAATAGTGCCAACAATGTCGTCGCAGCAAGTGGTAATTCCCCTTACGCATTCAACACGATGGCGCACATGCCATACGTGGCTAGCATGTATGTTGGGTACCGAGGTGGTGCCAACTACGTGCTTACGCCATCTATGGACAAGTACGGAAGCATTGGAGACTTTCGAGTCACCCGATGGATTACCGTAGCGTCCAATTCAGTGTTTCGCATTTGGGGAACTTTCACCAACTTGGGATTGGCTGCATCATCATCGCAGCGTAGTTTCGGACTGCAACGAGGTTCCTACTTGAACGATGGTCTGTCGGGAATGGCAATCACGTCCACTGTGACGAATGGTTCCATTTCCTTTCAGCTACCGGATTTCAAACTAGCGAATTTCTCGTTTGCTCGTCCTGAAAACTACGCCAATGGTGTGGCTGAAGACGGCACGAACAGACAGGCAGCGTTCGCTCAGTTCTCGTTGAAGAAAACGGGAACAGCGGATGATGGTGCGGAGTATGTTACACTGCAAACGCAAGTGTCAGCTGCTCCGGACTTTACCTGTCTTTTCTGGTTGTGTTGTCCTACTTTGGACTACATAACCAGCAACCCAGTACCTATTTCGTAGGTACTGCCCCGTACAGTCGGGGATGGCGCGAAAGACCATCAAATTCGCGATGGCGCCAGTTATGCTAACGTTCTGCTATGTATATTTCGTAGGTTGTATCAGAAAAGCAGATAAGAAGGATAAACACAACAAAGAAGTCGGTGCGGTCGGCTCGCTCACTTTTCCTTCGGTGAGGCCAGATTTTGGTGGCGGTGCATCAGGTTTGGAGACTGACCTATCATCTGGTTGGGAGTGTCGTGGACTTCCAAGGACGCCACGGGTGACGAGGAATTGGGGTTCGATGTCGGAGAAAGAGC